TTACGGAATGGCAAAATCAGTAGCCGTTCCCAGGCCGACCGTTATGAGAAGTGAAGGAACAACGGAAAACATTCGAAAATATAAATTGAGGATGCCACCGCCAGAACTTCCATTAAAGCAAAGCGCACATGCCGAAGGCGCTAATGATGACAATGCTTTACAGGTCGCGGAATCAGCAGTATCACCTGCACTCGTCAACGTTCAATCCCAGTGTAGAACTATGCAGGGATTGATGATAAAAGGACGCGCATGCGTTATGCCACGCCATGTTTTCATCGATTACGAAGGCGAATACGTACCAGATGGCTCACCAATAGTCATCGAATCGGCTGGAGTCACTTTTGAAGATCGTTTCTTCAAGTCGAAAATGGTTAACGTTGGCAGTGACTTGATAATTTACCAGTTCAATGTCACTTGTCGATCGTGGAAAGATATTACACATCATTTTTGGAAAGACCAAGATCTGATGAGTAAACCACGATTTGATGCAATGCTTGTTACTTTACGTGGACGATTTCCTCACTTAATCGAGTTTCAAGCAGCTCGATTAGATTATCCCGTCACTGTGAGCTTCCATCCAAATATTGATGGAGCAAAAGGAATGGAAATTAGCGGAGGCCATATAATTCATGAAAATGAAGGCTTTTGCTATTCAATCGCAACTCGAAATGGAGACTGTGGATCAGTTTTGATGTCAGTCGATAAATATTTTCCCCGCAAAGTTTGTGGAATACACGTAGCTGGATGCGAAGGTAAAAATGGTGGAGCAGCATTGTTTCTATCCCAAGAAATGATTGCTCAAGCACTACGACAATTCGATCACCAGATCGTCGGAGCACCACCTCGAGGTCGATATGAACATACTCTCGAAGGAGTCGCGTTGCAGCCGCAAGGAGCGTTTACGTTCTTTGGACGGTTGACGAAGAGACTTTTTCAATCACGGAAGACGAAGATACGACCAAGCTTGATCCATGGAAGAATTTTTCAACCAACAACAGCACCAAGCGTTTTGGATCCGAAAGATATTCGCATGCTCATTCCCGAATCACCATTGAAGAAGGGAATAGAGAAATATGGGAATCCCGCAATTTGGCTGGACGAAAGTTTAGTCGAACGGGTTTCTCAACATATGACCCAGTTGTTTAAAAACTGGGATCATCATATGGAGCCAGAAGTGGTTTCATTGGATCATGCGATAAATGGCAATCCGTTATACGAATTCGCAGATGGAATTGTCATGGACACTTCACCGGGCTATCCTTATAATCAGCGCGATAAGATTAAACCAGGAAAATTAGATCTTTTCCTTGGTGAACCAGGCGCTTACGTTATTAAGGATCCGGAACTCGAAATGCTGACGGAGATGCGATGGGAAAATGCGCTGAAAGGACGTAGAATACCATCACTTTGGATCGATTGTTTGAAAGATGAACGACGATCTTTGGAGAAAATTCGTCAAGGGAAAACTCGCGTTTTTACAATTCCACCTTTGGATTTTACGCTCTGCTTTAGGCGACTTACTCTCGCTTTCAGTACGACGTTTTACAAAAACGCTTTGAATTTTTTCAGCGCAGTCGGAATAGATCCAGAATCCTATCAATGGACCCTACTTTATAATCGACACGCAAAAGTCTCTCGCAACGGATTCGCAGGAGATTACTCCGGATATGATGGCAATCTTTCACCACAATTGATGATGGAATGTTGCGAAATTATCAATCGTTGGTATAACGACGATGAAAAATATCAAATCGCTCGTCGCGTTCTTTTTGACGAAATTGTGCACACTCCGCAAGGATGTCTCAATCTCGTCTATATGACGCACATTGGAAATCCTTCAGGGAATCCATTGACGGCGATCGTTAATACCATGATTGGAGCTATGTACATGCGCTACACCTGGCTAGTACTGGCCCCAAAAGAATTTCGATCACTCGCACATTTCGAAGAAAACGTGGTGGATACCGAATATGGGGACGATGGAATACTTACTGTTTCCGATAAGGCGAAACCATTCTTTAATCCAGATAACGTTTCACGCGTTTTAAATAGCGTTGGAATGACGTTTACAGCAGCATCAAAAGATAGAGCTGCATCTTGGGAACGTTTGTGCGATCTCACGTTTCTCAAGAGAGGATTTAAGAAAGGAGAATTGAAACGTTGGTTACCAACCATGGATATGAATACTATCCAAGAACTTACGAATTGGATTCGCCAAAGCGATTTCGTATCGGAAGAAGAAATGACCCTCGAGAATTGCAATAACGCATTGCGATTCATGTTCTTTTACGGGAAGAGCAGATTCGAGGAGTTATACCGAAAAATATCTGAACAACTTCGCGCTTATGGATTGGCTTCGAAACTCCACGATTATTCGTATTATTACGAATGGTTTTATGAAGTCTCTCATAAAGGGATTTCTCCACAGGTCGTGGAAATGCACGCCCAAGCGAACGTTGTGCGAGAATCAGTGAATTCAAAAGGAGTTATATCCCTTTCACAACGTTCAGGAGCCGAAGATGATGGATCAACAGCGCCGATCGCCTCAAATAGAGCTTTGGCGAAGCAAGCGATTTCAGATCCGTCTTGGTCACTACCAGATTTGTCAAAAAGACGAGTTTGGATTGATACGGTACCATGGTCAACTGGAGATATATTCCAATCGGTTTTGGCTTCTTATGAGGCGCCGTCGGAGCTTCTCCTGAGTCACATGCAAACAGCCGCTTTCGAGCGCTTTTTGTATTGGGACGGAACAATGACCTTACGAATTCACGTAAATGGAACGCGTTTTCACGCTGGACGCTTGATAGCGTTCTTCGTTCCATGGGTACGAAAGACCAAAGCATTGGATTGGCACGCTAAACACATGCCAGCCGCTTGGTCAGTTCCGAATGTTCAGCTCGATGCTGCATCGAGTAATACGGGAACCTTGAACGTGGCTTTTTATAATCCGAAAAGCAAAATCGTTCTTAACGGACCGGTTAACGCTAACACGGATTATACAGGAACTTTTGTTCTGCAGGTTTTGTCACCATTGACGGCCGCTGCTAGTACACCTTCGACCATAAGTGTCAACATGTGGGTCGAATTTAATAATGATCAACAGTTTAGTGTGCCAGCACATAGCGGTTTAACAAATTTGCGAACATTTAATGCGGAACACGCACGACAACGACAAGTCGCTGCGAACGCACAATCACGCGAAATGCACGGACAGGGAAATACCTTTAATACGCTCAACGAATTCGTTGGATGCGATCGCGTCACAGTTCCGATGGAAATGACTGGGGACAATATCGGTTGCGGAAATAAAGTGCCGATTAGTCTCATGGATAAAGTTGCTCGGCAATTTAATCCAATTGAAAATTATCAAGTGGGATTTCAAGCTCTCGCTTCAACAGTCGGTTCAGAACATTGCCGAAGAATGGATTTACACACGTCACCATTGAACATGTGCCAACCTTCAATGTTTGGCACTATGAATGATGAAATGGAATTCAAAGAAATGTTGCAACGACCGACTTACGCTGGTTCGTTCACGTGGAACGCATCTGATCCAATTGGAACAGTTTTGCAATCTAGATGGGTTGGACCAATGTCCACCTATTACTTGAACGCTTCACAAAATCAAGTTGCGTTTAGTACAACGAATAGTGTTTTCACGCCGCCAACGTTGGATTACGTTGCTCCATTTTTTGGATTCTGGCGAGGATCAATTAAGCTTCGATTCGATATCGTGAGCACTCAAATGCACACGGGAAGGCTTTTTCTCGCCTTGAATTATGGAACTCCACCAGACGCCAATGTCAACTTGCGCGATGCAACCTCGCAATATGGCGTCGAAATTGATATTTCGAACGAATGTCACACGTTCGTTTTCGAAGTTGAACAGAACGTTCCGACCGTTTGGATGCATATGCCACGCGGACCACGAGACGTTACTGCAGAAGGGACCGTAGATTGGTTTCTCAAGTACTTTTACGGGTCTTGGGCCATGAACGTGATCTCAGTCCTTGTTGCGCCGGACAATGTCGTTCCGAATGTGGAAATCTTTTGGAGCGTAGCTGCCGGAGACGATTTTGAAATATATTATCCAGCACAATACAACGAAACACTTGTCCCGCGGTATTCATTGGACGCGTTGCCATCTGCTGAAGACGAAGAAATCTCCATTAAGCGGCGAGCTATGCACGCGCAAAGTGGAGAAGCAGAAGGCGTGGATGCAGTACCCGTACCAGCGCCAGTAGAATCAATTACGGATTCTGGAATCACCATTGCGCCAACTGGATCAGGAATTCAACGACCAATTGGCCATTTTGGAAAGGACTCGGAAGTTTTACACATTTCGCAAATCATTAAGCGATATGTGCCACTGGTTATCAATAAATATAATTTCAGTGGATTTCCGACATATCATTTACCCGGAGTACTTGGCGTTACCGGAATCAATAATGATCCGGTTGGATTCTACAAAAATTTTGGTGGATCCGGAACAACACCGCCAGGAGCCGCTTCTTATGGATTTTTCATGTCCGTCTTGGTTACACCGATGGACCCTGGATACAATCGAAATGGAGCAAATCCGGATGGAGGACGATCACCATTGGAATATTTCGGTCAAATGTTCCGATTTTGGCGCGGGTCAATGCGCTATAAGATCATTTGGGATGGAGTTACCGATTATAAGGGAATCCCTCTCATTTGGGGAACAACTGGAGCCGTTTATATTCCAGGACAACCAACTTTTGGAACAGGAACACCAAATTGGGCGGCTGTTGCAAGTCGTTATATCAACGCTTTGGACAACGAGACTGGGTTTTATACCCTTGACTTGCAAGGTACATCGACAACAGTTGCTCCATTGGCGGCCGATGCAAATACTGCACGAGCTCGCTACAATGATATCGAAATTCCGTTTACAACACCATTGAACGTTTTACCAACGATGAACGCCTTTAATTCGCAGCAACGCGGGTTTAATCCGTTCACTCCAGGATACGTTCTTTTCTGCGGACGCTTTCACTATTCTGGTGAAGCAGCAGATATGACTGCTCTGGAAACAGCAGGCCTTGGAAATTTTCCGAAAATTTTCATAGCCGCCGGAGATGAATTTCGATACGGAACGTTTTTGGGACCACCATTCGTCGTACCACGATCAGCTTACGTTTTCACCAACGTGGCTGATTATACATCAAATTACGATACTTGGACGTTATCGAAATCGACGACGACAGCGACAACAACAACAACAACAACAACAACCACGACAGCCAGAGCCTCTTCAAATGAGTCAGAAGATGGCTTTATAATGACTCAGTCCATGAAAGGATTGATTTTGGAGGCTGTGAAGAAACAAAAACAAATGCACGCCCAGGCGGATACACCAGGTCCATCATTGGATCTCCCGCAAAATATGGTTATGAGTTCATCACTTACGCGTGCTAACCACATCGGATGTATGACTACGTTCGGTGCATTTCTGTCGATTTATGTAGATCCGATCGTACAGAGAGAATGCGCAGACCGATACCGGATAAAAACGGCTTCGGCATTCTACCCAGCGCACATGCTTCACATGGCCTGGACAGACTACGCAAAAGAGAGCGAATCGCTGGAAGCGACTTTGCTCCAGATCTATGAAGTCCTAGCCACGGACTTCGCAATCACCGCCGATTTCAACGTTTTGGACGCTTTCGATCACTTTCGAGTGACCGTACGCGTTACATGCGAGTGTATCGGGTGGCGTCTTGCTTCGAACGAGATGCTTTCCTGGAA